AAAGATCTGGTGTGGGTTTGCCCTGATATTCACCAATCACCTGCAGTGTTTCTAGTTTTATGATGTGAAATGTAGAATAGTCAGCGCCATCACCTCTTGCAACGTCCGCAACCAAAAGATAAGAATGCGATGGGTCATACTCTTCCCAAATCCAAAAATTTCTGTCAAACGCAGTTCTGTACTTGGGTTCCGCGATGTTGGAATTAATCCATTCAAGCGCATCAGGGTCTATAACAGTTTCACCAGAAGTATTGAAATTACACTCAAGCTCTTGAGCGATTTGCCTACGGGACATGTTTCTGGTTTCTTTGTTGAACCATTCCTGATTGCGTTCAGGATGAACGTCCCACATTAATGTTGTAAGTTTAAAATTGTTTTCTTTAGTTTCTGCGCCAACACATGTTTTATGAAACCAGTTACCAACACCGTTAGGTGTTGAGATTGCAATACAGCGACCACCGGTTGATAATGTAGGATACAGACCTGTCCATAAATCTTCAAGCCCATCGATGTGAGCAGCCTCATCAAGCACCAACAAAGACAACGCTTCTGAGCGGCCGGCATCTCCAGACGTCGATGCAGCCTTAATAGTGGAACCGTTAGATAATTCAAACGATGTTCTATTGTCAGTAGATATAGAGGCAATCCTAATCCAATCCGGTAGATTTTTCATTATGCTCTTAACTTTTCTAACAAGGTTACCAGCAGTTTCAAATTTAGTAGCCATAACGAGAATTGACTTGTCACGGTGAAACAGCATCATCCATACAATATAACCAGCAGTTAATGTAGATATACCAAGTTGTCGGCCCTTGTTAATTACGTTAAATCGATAATCATTAAAATCATCTAGTAAATCATCTTGATAATCAAATGTATTAAAAAGTATTAATCCATGCATCGGGTGAGATATGCGGGCATAAGTTTTAAGAAAGTACGACGGATCTTTACCACACCTCACTACTTCCTTTAATATTTCTTTCTTGGTAAGTTTAAAAGCCATGCTCACTCAAAATTTGAAGAACAGCTTTCTTAATTTCATCTCTTCTAAAAAAGCCTTTAATCTCTTTACCGCGACCAGTATCTAAAAATTGTGGATAATTGTCCTGTACAATAGTATAAATCATGTCCATAGCTTCTTCGGGCTCTAATTTGCTTAATAGTCCAGTAATGCGTGACTGAACATCACCACCAGTTTCTTTGTCAGGCAACGACATAGTATCTAAGCTAGATAGTGGACGAGGCTTCATTGGCTTTGGCATCGAGGCTGTATCACCACCGCGGCCATCTTCGGGTGGTTTACATCTTTCCGGATATGTTTCGCAATACTTCTCGGCGCCCATAATAGATTTAAGAAGGTCTTCTACGTCTTGTCTTTCAGTCAAGCCTTCTTCTTTAATATATTCTTCTATAATAATCTTATAGATATCATCACGAGAATACTGCACCTTTACTCTCCTGAGTTTTTAGGACGAGTATCGTTATCTGGACGTGTGCCGCCGTCACCAGTCCAGCCGCCTTGCGACAAGAAGTCTCTAAATTTATCTTCTAAGCGATCCGAAGAAGGTTGATTATACGCCATGTTCTCGTCTAGACCGCCAATTTTATAATGCATCTTGGCAGTTACCCATGTGCGAACTCTTGAAGAGTTTTCAACATAAATATCAGATTCGCCTTCAGGTGTCAAAGTTACGGAATTGCCGGTAATATTTTTATATTCTTTCTTTAGAAATGTTACAACATCAGCAATTCTTTGTTCCATTTCAGATTCAAAACCATTTGCATAAACTTCTTTAAGCTGCAATTCAGAATGATAAGACACGCATGCCATATTGCCAAAAAACTTAACGTTGAATCCGTCCATTACTCTTTTGTCAATAAGTGGTCGACCTTCTTCTCTTTTAAGTCCCGCTTCGATTGCTTCGCCGTCTTCATTCAAAGCTCCATCGTATGCGTTAGCTGCGGCTTGCGACAAGCCTTGTATAATTTCGTAAACAGTCGCCATTAGTGATCTCCTTTCATCTTGTTGTACTGTAAATAGTGTTTGACCGAGGAAAGGTAATCCGCGGCTTTGGTGATTTTAGCTTGCACCCAAGCTTCTAATTCTTCACCGTCATGAATCATGTGCTCAAGTTCTGCAGCATATTCTGATGCGCGGTGTAGCTGTGACTTGGCCATGTCTGATTCATCGTGCGATTGGTGGTGCATTTGTGACTGCTGCGGTTCTATATGCACTGGATCTCCACAACTAGCTTCCTGCTGTATAGCTTCCAAAATAGCCTGTTTTATATCATTTTTTGTTATCTTCATTTGGGCGCCATCCTTTTAGCCATCTATCTTCTCGTTGCTGTACATATTTAATGTAGCATTTCTCGCAACACTCAAACTTAACCATACAAACGTTATCCATAGATTTTTTGGGATAAGCCCCACAAACCGGACATGACTGTATTGGTTCTCTATTAAGTAGTTTTTTTGATACTTTAATACCATTTACATCTATTTTCTCTTGCGAATCTTCAATGTTCTTATTTTTATAATACAGCTCTTTCATTTGTTGAAGGTATTCTTTTTCTTTATTCTCATCCCAATTTGCTTTAGGGTTGACAATAGTTTCTTCGCCATACTTTTCTGATATTGCTTTTTCTATAGCAGCAATTTTATCGTAATTTTTATTCATTGAAAGTCTTGTATGCACCATAACTTAATGCTGTACCAGCAGCAACACCGCCCGCAAACCAAAGCCATTTATATCTTGGTGATGTTTTACGTAACGAATTCGCAAGCGCTTTTATTTCTTTATCTTTTTGTATTATAAACAAATCGTACTCATCTGTTAAGGCTTTGTGTTCAATTTTTAAATTTTCTAATTTGTACTCGTACTCTTCTCTTAAAATTTTAAGTTGATAATCAGTTTTTATCTCACACGAATATAAAGCAATATCATATTGACTAAGAACATCGGCCATCGCGTTTTCATCAAATAATACACCAGCAAATGGTGCGGGTGCTTTATATTCTAAAATGGTAAATTTAGCTGGTTCTGTTGCATTAGCTGTCATAATCAGCATCAATAAAAATTTAAGGAACATACTGTATACCAAACTTTGACTCTATATCTTTAATTAGTTGCTCACGGTCTTGATTAAACTTGTTTCTATATTTGCCTTTTTTATCTTCTCTTAATTGATCGATCATCTCTAAAGCATCTTCGTAATCTTCTTCAATCGCTGCAATAGATTCAAGATGGCTTTCCATTAGTTTTTGCTTTTCACGAATTTCTTGTTTGTGTATTTCTTTCAAGCCCTCAATTTGTTCTTGATAAGATTCATTTTGTGTCTCATACGCTCGCTGCATAAGATGATAATCATATCTACTCTTTAGTGCTAGAACAACAAAAAGCAACACTATTAGTATTGCTTTCCAATTAGCAAGAGCAAATTCAAGTATTTTTGCCTTAACCATTATATCCTCTTAATTTAGCGATACCATCAATTACTGTTTGTCCGCCAATATAAATTGCTGATATAACTACCCAATCCTCGCTTGTCACATGTCCGGCTAACGTTAAACCAGTGGCTGTTAGCCAAACCATAAGCTTTCTTGATGTTAACTTGGCCAACCATGTATCCAAAAATGCTGTTGCCTTCGCCATCACTCATCACCTCTCAAATAATTAATCCACGCATAAGGTTTGCGCTCTTGTAAATAGTTTGGATTCTCATCATTGGCATAAGCTTCACGTTCAAAAGGATTTTCATAATATGCCTTAGTACCATCTTTGTATCTTATAAGCCCAACAATATGGAAAAGCCCATAAAGAATCCATTGCACAACCATCAATAATTCTCTCTGCTGCAGATAGTGAATTGTTTCATGTCTTTTGGTTCTGTCGCTCATTTCGCCGCGGCACCAAACCCAAAAAGCAAAAGAATTAGCCCATACATTAATTGGTGATATTTTAGAAAGTAAAACAGGAACTTTGCTGTTTTCATAAAATATTGGAAATCTCATTTTTGTGCCCTAATATTCAATTCAAAGGAACTGTAATTATAAGTATTATCTGGACTTAATTTATCAGCAATTTTTTTTGGTCCCAAAAACACCATTGGATCATAAAAGCCACGTGGTGCCTTCAAAGGACGTTCCTTGTTTTGTACTGCATTGGCTGTACCAGCATCCCTATCTATCAGTGTAGATGCACTGGCTTTTAAAGCTTCACCTGATGCGGGAATGTAAATTTCAGGCTCTACTTTGTTCTTATCGGTCACTCACCCTCTCTTGTAAAAACTTTTTAACCTCATCGTGAACAACTTGCTCAACAGCGTATAAAGCTTTTAAATACTTTTTAGCTTTCGCGACAGTCTTAGAGCAGCCTGTTTTTTTACCTTTGGAGCCGTCGCGCTTTTTTTTATAAACGCATTTACCAACACGTTTATACGGCATTTATCTTAGCCTCGCTAAGTTCGGAGCCATATCAGGTCGTGCTTTTTTAAATTCGTCAATTGATGCTTTTATAGAATCAACATCGGCAGGGCCATCGTACCATTCAGTAAATGCAGCAGCCATATCGTACCTAACAATCCACTTTCTTGCAATACCAGCATCGACACACATTTGAGTAAAGATAGCGGCAACGGTCTCAACATTAACCTCTTCAACTTCTTCTACTTCCACAAGCGTAGGAGCAGTTGATGTTTTATTTACTAATTTAGTCCAAAGTGTTTTAATCCAGTTCATGTTGCTAATCCATTCATACTTAGTCTTTTGTATCTTCATTTATATCAAAGGCTGCTTTCTCTCGATGACTTTTC